CATGTTCGTGAAGCCCGCCGAGGGTCTGGTGATTCCGGACCCTGATCGCCATGACATGCTGCCGGCCGATGGCCGCGATGTGCCGGCGTCTGATTTCTGGATGCGCCGGTTGCGCGACGGCGATGTTGTCGAGGCTGCGCCGAAAGAGGTCCCGCCGGCCGTCGTCGAACCTGCCGAACCTACGCACGAGGCCGCGCCATGAAGATCAAAATCGTATCTGACGGCACGCACAAGAATACCCACGTGCTGACTGAGGATGGAACGGAGATCGAGGGCGTGATGTCTGTGGCGTGGAGCGCTGACGGCGACGGACAGCGCATCGAACTCGTCCTTTGGAAAGCGACCATCGAGGTTACGGCAGAGGCATCTGTCAAAGATTTATCCACGCACGAAGGAGCCTGATCATGAGCGAATTAAGGGCGTGGGCGGTCGAATGCGCGATCCGGATATCGTCCGGCACCGATGATATAGGCGACATTGTATCCATCGCTCATGTGCTGGAACAATACGTCGAGCGCGGCATGCTTGCGACGCCATCCGATCCTGCCGCGCCGCCCGAAATGATCTCCGGCGAACCGCTCCGCCTGACCGCCGACGAATGGGCGCGCGTTCCGACGATTGAGCCGGCGGCCGGACCCTGCGTGGCCGGTTACGCCGTATGCGAAGCGCAGCACGATCGCGTCCCAGGCGCTCCGATTATGACCCATGACGAGTATCTCAGGAGCGTCGCATGAGCGGAACAATCGGATTCCAGCACTACCCGGCCGGCAACCGCGTCCCCGGCGTCTATGAGGAAATCGACCCCACAAAGGCGAACTCGGGCACGCAGGCGCAGAACACGCTGATCATCGGTCAGCAGCTTTCGTCCGGGCTGCTCGTCCCCAGCCAGCCCGTGATTTGCATGGGCGCAACCGACACCAGCAACAAGGCCGGCACGGGCTCTATGCTAGCAAAAAAGGTCGCGCGATACCGCAAGACCGACAACTTCGGCACCATCTACTTGTTGCCGCTGGCGGATGATCCGGCCGGCGTCGCCGCGACTGGCTCAATCCTCTTCACGGGCGCGGCCACCGCGGCCGGAACGCTTCCAGTCTATATCGGCGAGGAAATCGTCAACGTCGGCGTGACCGCAGGTATGGCCGTCGGCGCGCTGGCAACGGCTTTGGTCGCCGCGATTACCGCCAATCCCTACCTCCCCGTCACCGCCACCGCGTCAACCGCGACGGTCACGCTGACCGCCAAGAACAAGGGCCTGGCCGGCAACGAAATCCAAATCAACATCGCCTATGGTGGCGCACCCGCTGGGCAGTCCGTGCCCGCTGGCGTGGCATACACGATCACGGCCATGTCGGGCGGAACGACCAACCCCAGCCTGACGGCGGGGCTGCTGAACCTCGGCGATCAGCCATTCGACTTCATCGACGTGCCCTACAACGATACTGTTTCGCTGGGCGCGATGCAGACGTTCCTGGACGCAAACACCGGCCGGTGGTCCTGGAATCGGATGATCTGGGGCCAGGCGTTCGGGGCAATGCGCGGCACGCTCGGCACAGCAACGACGCTGCTGACCGCGCGCAACGACTCGAACATGTGCATCATGCCGATGAACAACAGCATTACGCCGTCGTGGCTACTGGCGACGGATATCACGGCGGCAGCAGCGGTCAGCATCCGCGCCGATCCGGCCGTCCCGATCCAATACGTACCGATACCTGCCGTTGCGCCACCGATCGCTTCGCGGTTCGTCTTCTCCGACCGGCAGACGTTGCTATCCACCGGTGGGTCGACGTTCCTCGTCGGCGCGGATGGCACGGTCAGCATCGAGCGGCTGGTGACGACCTACCAGACTAACGCGGCCGGCGCTCCGGACAACTCCTGGCTCGATGTGGAGACCGGCGCGAGCCTGACCTACGTCAACCGGGATCTGCGGAATTACCTGCTCAACACCTTCCCACGCAAGGTGTTCGTCAGCGACAGCACGCCAGCGCCGACGAACTCCAACCGGGTCAACTCCAAGACCATCAAGGCGGCGATCATCGGGCGGTACTACTACCTGCAGGACGTCATCGGGATTGTGCAGAACGCGGACCAGTTCGCGGCGCAAGTGCAAGTAGTCAACGCTGGCAACGGCCTGGCGCAAGTCTTGGCGCCGGTCCAACTGGCGAATCAGCTTCGCCAGATTGCCATCTTGGTGCAGTTTTCTAAGCCGTGACCGTAACGAATAATCTCACCTTCCGTTCAGGAGTTTTTCATCATGGCTGACACCTCCCAGCGTAGGGCTGGCGTCTTCTCGCTCAACGTAGATGGGACCGACTACGATATCCTCGATGGGGTTACGTACGTCCTGAGCCGAAAAAAGCGGGAGCAGCGGATCGGAATCTCCGGCCCCCAGGGCTACAAGGAGACATTCGTCGGCGGCCAGATCAAAGCCAAACTCAGCGACAGCCAAGGATTCCTGGCGACCTTGTTCGCCGACCTGACCAGCTCGACCGTCATCGGCCATGCCGCGAACGGCAAGACCGTTACTGGGTCAGCCATGTACACAACCGAGGTGATTGAGGTCGATCCAATCGAGGGCACTTTCGAGGTGACGTTCATGTCGGATAGTCAGGTGCGCGAGATCCAGAATGCCTGATCCGCACATCATCACGCTGCGCAAGCCGGTCGGGCCGAAGGGCAAGGAGATCACCGAACTTCGGCTTCGTGAGCCTCGGGCTGGCGAGGTGATGCGGGCAAGCCGGGAGACCGGTCGCGGGCTGGCGTTGTCGCTGCTGATGCAGGTTACGGGCGTTGAGATGGCGGTCATCGAGGCGTTGCCGGGCCGGGTGTCCGACCGTGCGTTTGGATATCTGATGACATTCGCCGAGCCAATCTTGGCGCTCGAAACCAACGACACGCCGGAAGACCCGCTGGACGAGATGACGATCACCCTGACCGAAACGCTCCAGATCGGAACGACATGGGTAACGGAACTCAACCTCCGCGAACCGACCTTGGGCGAGATGATCAAGGGCGACAAATACGACGGGCTGCAACGCACCGTGGTGCTGGTCGCGCTGGTATCCGGCCTGCCGCGTGCGGTAATTGAGATGGTGCCGATTTCCGAGTTTGCGAAGGCGGCGAAATTTACGAACTCTTTTACCGAAGCCGCCCCGATGAGTGGCGGCGAATCTTAGCGCGGCTGACATTGGCGTTCAGGTGGTCGCCGAAGGATGCGCTCGGATTGACCCTGACGGACCTTGCCTTGTGGGGCGAAATCGCGGCCAGCCTGGGGAGATGACGAATGGCGGCTGGTAGCAATCTCGTCGTCAAGATTTCGGCTGTCGACGCAACTTCGGCCGCGATCGACGCTGTTTCGAAGCGTCTGGCGGGAATCACGGCGCCGGCCACGAAGGTAACCAAATCCCTCGCGCGTCTATCGGATGCCACCGGCGTCACCCGGCTGTCCAAGGCCATCGTGCATCTGGGTGGGTCGGCTGTCAGGACCAGCGAGAAGTTTGTCGGCGCCCTGGCTCCCTTGGGCGCTCTGACCGCAGCCTTGAGTGTCGGCGGCTTTGCCAAGATGACTTCGGACTGGGCGCGGTTCTCCCAGAGCCTTGGCTTCGATGCAACCCGGATCGGGGCCGGCGTGTCTCAGCTTCATGCGCTTGAAGGGTCCGCCCGGCTGTCCGGATCGTCGGCAGAAGCCGCGGCATCCGGGCTGCGCAACCTTCAGGATACCCTCGTCGACACGGTCGGCGGCCGTAACCTCGAAGCGTTGGTTTATTTTCGCCAACTCGGAGTCGCTTTCGATGATGGCGCCGGTCATGCGCTGCGTGCAACGGCGGTCCTGCCGAAATTGGCGGACGCTATCGCGCGGATTAAGGACCCATCGCTGCAAGCTCGCGTCGCCACGCAGTTCTTTGGCGGGTCGGCGGAGGCGCTGCTGCCTTGGCTCCGGCGCGGTTCGGTCGGTATGGCTGAGTATGCCGAAATGGCCCGTCACTATGGCGTGCAGACCGAGGACAGCACGGAGAAAGCGGGTATTTTCCGCACCGCCCAGACGCGCCTCGCGCTGGCATTCGAGGGCCTCGGCAACTCGATCTCCGAAAACGTCAGTCCGCCGCTGTCGAAGATGATGACCTTCCTGGCCGAATTGATCTCCCGCAACCGAGGCCTGATCGCCGACAAGTTCGGACATTGGGCCAAGCAACTCGGGGATTGGATCGAGTCCATCGACTGGGAAAAGACCAGCAAGTATTTCGGCGATCTGTTCGACCGGTTCGAGCGGTGGACTGATGCGATGAGCAAGTTTACCGTTCCCGCGTGGATGAAGGCGCTGTTCGGGCTTGGCGGGGACGAAACGAATACGCCAGCTGGTCCCGGAGGCGGCGTCAACGGCCCGGTATCCGACGACAACCCCAATGCACCGGGGTCTCCGGCTTTCTACAAGGCGCACCCGGAGATCAAGCCGCCCGATCGGTCATTCTGGAAGCCGTTGCCGTGGGGTGGAAACCCAGGCGGGGTGAACGCACCTCAAGGTCAGCCGCAGGGCGATCCCGACACCGGGCGCCGCATGATGGGCTATTTCGAATCGCAAGGCTGGACGCATGCGCAAGCCGCCGGCCTTATCGCAAACCTTGACCGCGAAAGCGGCTTTTCTGCCGACAAGACTGGGGATAGCGGCCAGGCATACGGCCTCGGCCAATGGCACCCCGACCGGCAAGCGAACTTCGCAAAATGGGCCGGCCACGACATTCGGGGATCGACCCTCGATGAGCAAATGCGGTTCGTCCAGTATGAGTTGACGCACGGCGAGAAGGCGGCCGGTGACATCCTGAAAACTGCGCCCAACGCGGCGACGGCGGCATATGTCGTCAACTCGGATTATGAGCGGCCGAGGGATGTTGCCGGCGAGAACACAATTCGCGGTGGGTTCGCGGAGCGTTATGACGCCATGCAGTCAAAGCACGAGGTCGTAATCAAGGTCCAGGCCGGCCCCGGCACGCAGGCCACCACCACCACGACTGGCACCGGTTCCGCATCGGTCCGCGTTGAACATGCGATGGCCAACTGATGTCAGCCCTAGACACCCTTCTCCCGGCCTCCTGGCGTGGCGTCGTCTTCGGCGTCGAGGACTATACCAACATCCTCGGTCGTCAGATCGCGTGGCACCAATACCCCTACAAAGACATCCCCTGGGGCGAAGACCTCGGGTCCGGCAAAAAAACCTTCCGGTTTCGCGGTTTTTTGTCCGGTCCGCTCGCCGCCGTGCAGCATGCCGCAATGCTGCTGGCCGTGGACAAGCCCGGCAACGGCACGCTGACACACCCGTCACTGGGGATTTTCCAGGGCAAGATTGCCCCGTTCGCGAGCCACTACAGCGCAGAAGCTGGCGGCGTTTACGAACTCGACATCACCTTTACCCAGTCCGCTGATCCGACATTCCCAGGCGCGACTGGCGACTGGCTCTCGCAGATCAATCTGGGGGCGCTGAACGTCTTCAGTGCGGCCGGAACGTGGTTCGGAACCGCGATTTCCGCCGTCGGCATCGCGTCGGCCGTCATATCGGCGCTGCCATCCATCGTGTCCGGCTGGGTCTCGCTGCCTCAACAGATGATCGGCGACGCGGCCTCCATCGCGCACAGTGTGACCGGCCTTGGATCAGCCTACGGCCCCTACGCCGTGGGGTCCGCTGCCCCGGCCGCACAAGCCGCCACTCCGGCGTCACTGCAAGCCGCCGCCGACCTATCGCGCGCCGCCGCTACCGTGGCTTGCTCTGCCGCCGTCGCCGCCGCGGCTACCGGCATAGCGGCTACCGTCATTCCCGCCGTCCAGGCTGTGCCGCCGGCCATCCGTGCTGCCATCGCCGAGCCGACTGACCAAATTCGCACACTCCTGACGATCGCCGCCTACGCGCCAATCATCACGCCATCCACCGACCCAGTCGGCGCGGCTGTGAGCCAAGTGCAATCGGCCGCGGTCGCGTTCTGTCTCTACTCGACGCTGGCCGAACTCGCGCGGGCGGCTGCGGCTTACAATTTCACATCCTACAATCAGGCCGCAGCAGTTTCGTCTCAGGTGGCGGCGGCGCTATCCGCCGGCATTCTGGTTGCTGGCGATGCTGGCGCGGATGACGTGTGTCAGGCGCTTCGGGTGCTTCGGGCTGCTGTGGTGCAGTATCTGGCCGATATCGGCGCCGTGCTGGCTCCGTTGCGGACCGTGACATTCAACGCGCCGCTGCCGGCTCTGACGATTGCCCAGCGGTTGTATCGGGACGGGACGCGGTCGGACGGGCTGATCCGGGCGGTGGTGCCTTGGCATCCCGCGTTCCTGCCGACCACTATTACGGTTCCGGCGGCTTAATTGGCCGTCCCCGGATTTGAACCGGGATCATAGGTTTGGCAGTCACCCACCACGCCCGCGCCGCCATTGCGCCCTACGGCCACAGGCAGATTACCCGATGGGGCTAGATTGTCAATGAAACCTGACGACACGGTCTGGCTATCGATCCAAGGAACCAAATTCGGAGGTTGGGTATCGATCCGCGTCACACGCGGGATCGAACTCATGCCATCCTCTTTCCAGGTCACCCTGACCGAGCGCTACCCGGGCCAGCCGCTTGAAATGCCGATCAAGCCCGGTGATCAATGCATCGTGCAAATCGGCTCCGATGCGGTTCTATCCGGCTCAGTCGATCGCCTGATGCCCTCGATCGACCCGCGCGGCCACAGCATCATCATCCTTGGCCGGGGCCGCTGTCGCAACCTCGTCGACTGCACCGCCTTCGCAGATAACCGGCAGTTTCTGAACCATTCCGTTCTCGACATCGCAACCGCAGTGGCCAAGCCGTTCGGCATCGTGGTGACCGAGCGCGATCCCGGCACGCCAGCCGTTCCAAACGAGAAACTGACGGCGGATGGTCAAGTCATACCGCAGTTCAATGTCAATCTGACCTCCACACCATGGCAGATAATCGAATCCATCGCCCGCTATGCCTCTTTGTTGGCCTACGAGGATGTGTGGGGCGATCTAGTGCTCGCTCAGGTCGGCACGGACGCTGCGGCAAGCGGGTTCCAGCAAGGCGTGAATGTCCAATCGGCATCGTCGATGATGAGCGTCGATCAGCGATATTCGACCATCTGGGCCGTAGCGCTGGCGATCGACAGCACGTTGCAGCTTACACCCGGCGCACCGGCGGCGACGGGAACGACGGGCGCCAACATCATCGCGCGCGAGTCCGACCCGGGCATCCTTGAATATCGGCCCCTCGTCATCGTTTCCGAGCAGGGCTACGGGGCACCAGATATTGCCGCACGCCGCGCCAAGTGGGAGATCGCCCGTCGGTATGGCCGGTCGCAGGCCGTGACGATCGTCGCGGACACG